CACCAACAGCCGACCCCGTCGAGTTTCTGACCAATGTCATGAACGAGCCGGCGGCGGACCTGCGGCTTCGGATCTATGCGGCGAAGGCAATGTTGCCATTCAAGCACAAGAAGCTTGGGGAGGGCGGGAAGAAGGACGAGAAGAACGACGCTGCCAAGAAGGCAGCCGGTGGGCGCTTCGGATTAAGGGTCGTGTCATGAATGATTGGACGACCGCGCTACCGGACTGGGAGAGCCGGATAGTTGCCCGCGACTCAATGGTGCCAGTCAAGCCCCTGTTTCCCGACGAGGCGGCGTATGCGATGAGTGTCTTCTCAGCGCTGCGCATGGTTGATGCGGACGGCAGCCCGACGATGGGGGAGGCGTGCCTGCCATGGGTAACGGACTTGGTCGAGGCGCTGTTTGGCGCCTATGACCCGACGCGCAAACGGCGGCTTATCACGAACTACTTCCTGATGGTCTCCAAGAAAAACGGGAAGTCGATGATCGCGGCGGCGGTAATGCTGACCGCCCTGATCGTCAATACCCGAGCAGCGGGGGAGTTCATCATCCTGGCGCCCACGAAAGAGGCGGCCGATAACGCGTATAAGCCAATCCGCGAGATGATTCTTGCCGACGATGAGCTCAACGACCGATTCCACGAACAGCAGCACATCAAAACTGTTACCTGCCGCCTTACTCGGGCGACTCTTAAGGTCGTGGCCGCTGATGCGGCGACAGTAACAGGCAAGAAGGCCATCGGCGTCTTCATCGATGAGCTGCACGAGTTCGGTAAAAACAGCAAGGCAGCTGCCATGCTGACCGAGGCCACGGGCGGGATCACATCCCGCCCTGAGGGCTTTGTCTTCTACTGCACGACGCAGTCGGCAGAACCTCCGGCCGGCGTGTTTCTGGACAAGCTCAGTTATGCGCGGAAGGTCAGGGACGGCAAGGTAAAGGATCCACGGTTCCTGCCAATTATTTACGAGTTTCCTGACCATATGCTGGCGAGCAAGGCATATGACGATCTCGATAACGCCTACATCACCAACCCGAACTGGGGCGTCTCTGTCGACGCCGAGGTGATCGAGCAGAAGCTGCTCGAAGCAAGTGAGGCGGGCGAGCATGCGGTGCGCGACGTGCGCGCCAAGCACCTCAACGTTGAGATCGGACTGAATTTGCGGTCCGACCGATGGGCTGGCGCCGACTTCTGGGAGGCGGCGCTCGACAAATCAATTACGCTGGACTCACTGCTCGAGCGGTCGGAGGTCGCCGTCATTGGCATCGATGGTGGTGGCCTGGACGACTTGCTGGGGCTGTCGGTGCTAGGGCGCGAGCGCGACACAGGCAAATGGCTTCTGTGGTGCCACGCCTGGGTGCATGAGATTGCGCTTGAACGGCGCAAAGAAATTGCACCGCGGTTGCTGGACTTCGAGAAGCAAGGTGATCTGACCATCGTCAAGCGGCCAGGCGACGACGTCATGGAGGTGGCGGACCTGATCTGTCGCGTTCGCGACTCCGGGCTTTTGCCCGATGAGAAAGGGATCGGCGTCGACGCCGTCGGTATCGGCGCAATCGTCGACGAGTTGGGCACCGACGAGCGTGGCATCGACATGAAGCAGCTTGTCGCAATCTCCCAAGGCTTCAAGCTGAACGGCGCGATTAAGGACACCGAGCGCAAGGTCGCCGGCCGCGAGCTGCTGCACGGCGGCCGCCCGATGATGGCCTGGTGCGTTGGCAACGCCCGCGTCGAAGACAAGGGTAACGCAATCCTGATCACGAAACAGGCATCTGGCAAAGCCAAGATCGACCCGCTCATGTCCGCGTTCAGCGCGGTCTCGCTGATGGCCCTCAATCCGGTCGGCCACGGCAACATCAACGACTTTTTGGACGCACCCATCAGCGCATGAACCCATTCAACTCTTTTCGCCAGTGGTGGGGCCGCGGCGGGGCTATCGCTGAGACGGTCGGCTCGCAGATGCCGGTCCCTGGCGCTCCGCTGATCGCGGACACCGCCACCGTAGGCGTGGATGGCGCGCTGCAGATTAGCACCGTATGGGCATGCATCGACCGCCGCGCCACCACGGTGGCCAGTCTACCGTTCTTCGTCTACGAGCAGAAAAACGGCGAGAAGGTGCTGGCGCGCAGCTCGCGGCTGTACTCGATCCTGCACGATTCGCCGAATTCACGGATGACGCCGTTCGAATTCTGGCGCGCCATGATGATGAACCATGATCTGCGCGGGAATGCATACGCCCGCATTGATCGCGATGGCGCAGGCGAAGCTGTCGCAATGTGGCCAATGCCGGCGGACCAGGTCGAAGCCATCGTTCTGGACGATGGTTCCATGGTCTACAAGTACTCGATCGGCGGCGACATCGCGGTGCTCGCGGCGGAAAACGTCCTGCACCTGAAGAACCTGGGCAACGGCACCACCGGTCTAGCCAAGCTCGAGTTCATGCGCGCTACCACCGATGAGGCCGCCAAGGCCCAGGGCGTGGCGTCGAAGATATTCGGATCGGGCGGCAAGCCCACCGGCGTGCTAATGCTCGACAAGGTGCTCAACCCTGGCCAGCGCAAGGCGTTGCAGGAGCGGTTTGCCGAAATGGCTTCGGGCAGCACGGCGCGGCTGTACGTGCTCGAAGCGAACATGAAATACGAGCAGCTGAGCATGTCGCCGGAGCAGCAGCAACTGCTGGAGACGCGGAATTTTGGCGTCACCGAGCTGTGCCGCTGGCTGGACACGCCACCTGTGCTGGTGCACCACTCGAATGAAACAGCGTGGGGTACCGGGATCTACGAGATCAAGGACGGCTTCTACACGCTGGCCATCAGGCCAATGTGCATCAACATCGAACAGGCCGTGCGCAAGCGCGTTTTGACCCCGCGCCAGCGCGCGTCGATGACGGTCGAGTACAGCATGGACGCGCTCTTGCGGGGCGACCCGACAAAACGGGCCGAAATCAACGCCAAAAACGTCCAGAACGGGATCAAATCCCGTGCGGAGGTGCGGCAGCTCGAGGGCGATCCGTATATCAAGGGCACCGAGATTCTGACCGCGCAAAGCAATCTGGTGCCGCTCGACATGCTCGGAAAAGTGACCGCTTCGGGTGGTTCCGGCGCAAATATCGCTCAATAGCGAGGAAAACACATGCTAATCAAGAAAACCCTGCCGTTCGGCGAGACGGAGTTCAAGTTTGCCGAGGATTCGGGCCAGTTCAAGGGCTATGCCAGCGTGTTCGGCGGCGTCGATTCGTACCGCGATACCATTCTCAAGGGCGCCTATCTGGACACCCTGAAGGAGCACGGCGTCCCGAAGATGTTCTACAACCACGTTTGGGATATGCCGATCGGGAAATACACCCTGGTCGATGAGGATTCAAAGGGTCTGTGGGTCGAGGGCGAGCTCACCCCAGGCCACAGCCGCGCGTCGGATGTGCGGGCGTCCATGATGCACAAGACCCTCGACGGCCTGAGCATCGGCGGCCGGCTGCGCAAGGGCGATTACAAGGACGGGAACGAAGGCGGACGCATCATCCATAAGTGGTCGATGCTGAAAGAGGTCTCGCCGGTCGTGTTCCCGGCCGACGGCGCCGCGCGTATCGACTTGGACAGCGTCAAGTTCGATGACGAGATGGCCGCGATCGAGACCATCCGAGATTTTGAGTATTTCCTGCGGGATGCGGGGAATTTCAGTAAAGGGGCGGCCCAGGCACTGACCGCCCGCGCCAAGGCGATGTTCACCCTGCGGGATGCAGGTGACAACGACGAAGCGAAGCGCGCCGAGGATGAAATCGTCGCTCGTATCGCAAGAATCTGCCAATAACCCCGCATCAGCAACCAATCAGGCCGCTCAACGCGGCTTTTTTTACGTCCAAAGGAATCACATGTCCGACGCAATTCTGAAAGCCCTCGACTCGGTCGAGACCAAACTGACCGCGATGTCGACGAAGGCTGACGCCGAGATGAAAGATCTCGGCAAGGTCACCGCTGAAACCAAAACTGCAATCGACAACCTGGGCATCGAGCAGCGCACACTGGCCGATCGCCTGCTGCAGCTCGAGCAAAAGGGCTCGGCAAAGCAGGACGACGAGCCGAAGGCCGAGTCCTGGGGTGAACAATTCGTCAAGGCAGCCGGCTACACCGACTTCCAGACCAAGGGCGCCCAGCGCGGTTCCTTCGGCATGGAAGTGAAAAACACGGTCACCAATGCGATCGCCAATACCTTCAGCGAGCGCCGTCCTGGCATCGTCGAAGGCGCCTTCCGCGTCTTCACCATCGAAGACCTGCTGGTAAACATTCCAACCTCGTCGAACGCGATCGACTGGATCCGCGAGAACGTGTTCACCAATGCCGCGGCTGAGACGGCCGAAGGCGGCCAGCTGCCGCAATCCAGCATCACCTTCACGCCCGGCACCATGCCAGTTCAGTCGGTGGGCCACTTCCTCAAGATCACCCGCCAGCTGGCCAGCGATAACGCTGCCTTGGCTGCCTACATCAACCGCCGCATGATCTACGGCGTGAATCTGAAGGTGGAAAACCAGCTGGTCGCGGGCAACGCCACCGCCCCGAATCTTAGCGGCCTGACCAACGTCGGCAACTTCACCGCGCACGGCTAC